GGTGAGAAGAGCCGCCCTTGTCGCCGGTTTGAGTATAAAGGTTACAATCCCCAGTATGGCTTCCGTATCAGTGAGGAAATGCTCTCAGGTCTGGATGCTGATGGGAGACTACACTTCGGTGCTAAAAATCTCTACAAGAAAATTTACTTAGATGAAAGCAAGGGAGTCCCTGTTCAGAATCTCTGGGATGATGTGTATTTTATCTCACGATCCGAACAGAATAAAAGAAAGTACCCCACCCAGAAGCCATTGAAGTTATTAGAGAGGGTTATTAAATCTTCATGTCCCACAGATGGTTGGGTGCTTGATCCCTTCTGTGGCTCTGGGACGACCGCTATAGCCTCTTATGCCCTACAGAGGAACTGTGTAACCATGGATATCAATGAAGACGCCTTACAGCTTGCTAGAGAGGGTGTAGAGGAGCTTAAAGGACATGGAAGTCTTATTAGTTTTTTTGAATAGGCGGTTTTTAACAATTCCGAACCCTTTACACTACCCTAGGGGCTTCGCCCTGAAGCTAATGGGACCCAACGGGATCTTGTTATGCTATATACATTACTAACTGAATATTCTTGATACAATGAATAGGGAAAAGCGTTTTATCGTTGAACTCACGGAAGACGTTGCTACCGGTGAACTTGTACTACCAGTACCCCAAGAAGTTTTAAATGAAATGGGTTGGTATGAAGGAACCGAACTTAAGTGGTACGTCGAAGGCAATGAACTTATTCTTCGCGAAGATTGAAAATGGTAGTAGACACTCTTTATCACATTTATGTGAATGACACCTGCGTTCACACCAGCTTAACTGAAGATGAATTTAAAATACAGATGGCTCACCTTAAGGGCTTCCTTGAGTTGACCAATCTAGAGAAGAGTGCTAAAGTGGATTATGTTCAATGTGAGCCACCCAGTAATCTATTAATGGATGGTTCGTATTGATCACAAACTAGTTTGAATTGAAACGTTTCGTATTATTAAAACATTATGGCTAAAGGATTTACCGTAAAAGCAAAAGAGCCCCCCAAGGGTAAAGTTGCCCCCACTGCCGAAGAGTGGGATTATGATAAGGCTAAAGAGATGCTACGCGGTAAGACCGTAGTATTCTGCCTCCCAGGTCGTGGCGTAAGCTACACCTTCCTCAAGAACTTTGTTCAAATGTGTTTTGACCTAGTTCAAATGGGTGCTTCTATTCAGATCTCCCAAGACTACAGCTCCATGGTTAACTTCGCACGTTGTAAGTGCCTAGGTGCTAACGTACTAGCTGGTCCCGATCAGACCCCCTGGCAAGGACGCCTCAAGTACGACTACCAGCTCTGGATTGACTCCGACATCGTATTCAACACCCAGAAGCTTCTACAGCTAGTCCTTATGGATCAGGACATCGCTACTGGTTGGTATTCAACTGAAGATGGTCGTACCACTTCTGTTGCTCACTGGCTAGAAGAAGATGACTTCGCTAAGAACGGCGGTGTTATGAACCATGAGATGGTTGACGGCATCCAGAAGCGCAAGAAGCCCTTCACTGTTGATTATGCTGGCTTCGGCTGGATCCTAATCAAGAAAGGAGTCTTTGAGCACACTGAGATGAAGTATCCCTGGTTTGCTCCTAAGATGCAAGTCTTTGAATCAGGTGCAGTCCAGGATATGTGTGGTGAGGACGTTTCTTTCTGCCTCGACGCTATCGCCGCTGGCTTTGAGATCTGGTGTGATCCCCGAGTACGTGTTGGTCACGAAAAGACCCGCGTCATCTGATCCACTTACACAAGTGGTACACAAGCCTCCCGCAAGGGGGGCTTTTTTTATTATACTTGTCCCATAAAGACAAACACACATGACTCTATCTGCCTTAATAGCTGACGAGAAGCACATCATTGAATCATCATCTCTAGAGCAGTCTACTAAGGTAGGACAGGTCTATTGTTATATCTCTTCCGGTCCATTACCTATGATTAAGATAGGGAAGGGTAAGAATGGTCGTCAACGTATGGCTAGCTGGATCCAGGAGTATCCGCCCGAGTGGAGAGAAGGAGAGGTTGTCTTTATTATTGATAAGATGAATCAAAGTACCGCCGAGACGGCTTTCCATAAGTTCTTTGCAGATCAACGGGTAAGCCAGGAGTCTATGCGGAAACATCTAGGTATCGAATCATGGCAGCGCCTCCCCGATGGTGCGAGCGAGTGGTTTTACTGTGATACCTTTGTTAAAAACTCTTTCAGGTCTGTTGGTATTGATCTAGTAAAGATCTATAGGAGTGCAGCTAATAGAGAGGAACCACAAGAACTCTCTAGGTTTGAGACTTGGTTCTACACACTGCTCTACCGGGCTAATCGCTTATTCAGGGGATTCCTTGGCTGGACAACTTTACTAATTACTACTATACTAGCAGTCACTGCCTGGGGCTCTTGGCTGTTCTTCGGAGCTACCATTTTCCTCGGTCTTTACATTGCAGGAGTACTATTCCCATCCAATTGACTATGGAACAAGTCTTTGATATAATCATTGAAGGACAGACGGTTCACAAAGGTATCTCGGAAGAGATGTTCTTTGATGTTATGTCTGACCTCTCAAATGCCTTTTACGAGGTTGGGTTCCCTAACCCAGAAACCATTTCACACATCACCTACACCAAGGAGTAATACACAATGTTCGGAAAGACTCAGCTCAAGATTGAAAAAGCTGGAAAGAAGACCCGTCAGGGTAGTTCCCATCGTACAAAGCTCTCTGCGTCTTCTAGGAACGGCGCTAAGAAGCGTTATCGTGGTCAAGGTCGCGGTTGATAGAGATCCCCTAGGGTCGGAAAAAAAAACTAACCCTTTGGGGTACCCTAGGGGGCTTCGCCCCCAAGAACCTAAATAACCTGGGATAGGAACCCCACTAAAAGTTCTATTTGTACACTCTACCAATGAACTACCATGGGACGTCCAGTTGATCGTGTTGCCGGTGTTGTACTTGTTACAGACTATGGCGCACTTGACCGAGCATTAGAATTGAAAGCAAAGCGCGAAGCTGAAGCTGCCGAAGCCGAAGATAAGAGCGCTGAATAAGGTTACCGCCCCCGAAAGGGGGCTTTTTTTGTATGTACATAAATAAAAATAAATATCGATCTTGTAATGGCGGAAGTCACCCGTATTTCTAGAAGATTTAAGGATATTAGTCTCTCGTTCCAGCCCCATCCTGTAACCGGCGACTTACCTGTACTATTAAACGAGAATGCTATCAAGCAGTCCGTTAAGAACATAGTGCAAACAATTCCGGGTGAAAAGTTTTTCAACTCAGCTTTTGGTAGCGATACACGTGGATCATTATTTGAGTTGGTTGATATTGCAGTAGCAGATCAAATCAAAGTTCAGATTATTACTTCAATTGAGAACTTTGAACCAAGGGTAAATAATGTTGATGTAAGTGTAAAGCTTGCATCCGACAGAAACGAACTAGACGTTACTGTTTTTTACGAAATTATCGGTCAGGACTTTCCTGCACAGCAATTCTCCTTCATTTTAGAGGCAACTAGGTAATGGCTTTTACTAAGTTTACCAATCTAGACTTTGACCAAATCAAACAATCTATCAAAGATTACCTCCGTGCTAACTCAAACTTCACGGATTTTGACTTTGATGGGTCAAACTTTAGCGTGCTTATCGATACTCTTGCTTATAACGCATATATCAACTCAGTAAACGCCAATATGATCGTAAATGAGTCATTTTTGGACTCAGCTACGCTCCGTAGAAACGTAGTTTCCCTTGCAGGCAACATTGGATACACCCCAAGATCCAAAAAAGCGGCAATTGCTAAGGTAAAAATGACCGTTAGGGTCACTGCAGAGGTCCCAACAGTCACTTTGAAGGCTGGATTGGTCGCTGTGGGCAATGTTGAGAACACAGATTACACATTTTCCATCCCAGAAGACATTACAACGACCGTAATTGACGGAATTGCCCAATTTGGAACCGATGAAGAGCCAATTTCTCTCTTCCAAGGCACATATTTGACGAATTCTTTCCAATTTGACGGATCTTTGGACCAAAGATTCATCATTAACAACTCAAGTATGGACTACAGCACCCTAGTTGTGCGAATTAAGGAGGAAAATGAGACAACTCCTGGAAATAAGTGGTCCAGAGTGCAAAATATTATCGATGTAGACGCCGATTCTGAGATTTATTTTGTAAATGAGGTCCAACAAGAGAAATATGAGCTTATTTTTGGCGATGGTGTCTTCGGTAAGCCACTAAGAAACGGTCAAATCATCTCTGCAAGCTATATTCTCACCAATGGAGAGGATGGTAACGGTCCTTCACGGTTCGTTTTCCAAGGAAGCCTAGCAAATCCCAACGGTGGAGTTGTTATCCCTGCATCTACTGTCTCTCTAACCACCCTAGAAGCCGCTAGAAACGGCTCTAACATCGAAGGCATAGATTCTATTAAGTATTACGCTCCGAAGCTCTACAGCGCCCAGTACAGGGCTGTGACGGGCAATGACTACGAAGCCATCATTAAGGAGATCTATCCTAAGGCAGAAACTATCTCTGTTGTTGGTGGTGAAGAGCTAGATCCACCAAAATTCGGTAATGTCTTCATCAGCATCAAGCCAGTTAACGGTATTGAGGTTAGTGAGTTCGACAAAAAGATTATTTTGGACAAATTGAAGCAATATTCCATTGCTGGTATCACCCAGAATATCGTAGACCTCAAAATCCTCTTTGTTGAGATCGATTCTTCCGTATATTACGACGACAACTTGGTTTCAAGTCCCCAAAGTCTACAAAGTTCCATTATTAGCTCACTAAACACCTATTCTGGTTCTGTTGACCTTAATAAGTTTGGTGGTAGATTCAAATACTCCAAAGTTCAGAAGATTATTGACGATACCGACAAGGCAATCACCTCAAACATCACTCGCGTGAGAATGCGTAGGAATTTGAGTGCCGTAACCGACGTATTTGCACAATATGAGCTTTGCTTCGGTAATGCGTTCTCTGTTGACCCACATGGCGGCAACATTAAGAGTACTGGATTCAATGTATTCGGTGTTGATCAGCTTCTATACCTAACTGACTTCCCCAATAAGGATGAGCAAGGAAATCTAGATGGTAGTGGTAAGGGTGTTATCAAGACATTCACACCAAACATCGAAACTGGTGGTATTACCATCGTCAATCCTAATGCTGGAGAAGTTGACTATACAAAGGGCGAAATTCAACTAACCACAGTTCGCTTTACTAACACCCAGAAGGAAGACAACGTAATTGAGATCCAAGCATACCCACTCTCCAATGATATCATCGGTTTGAAGGATTTGTACGTCTCATTTGCCGTTTCTAATAGTGAGATAAATATGGTTAGGGACACGATCTCCAGTGGTGAACAGATCTCTGGTATCGGTTTCGCAGTAACCCCAAGTTACTCTAATACAAAGCTAACAAGGTAACATCCTAGGTATACAGCATGATTGGTACTGGATTTGATGTGAGAGTAAAGATCCAAGATATCGTTGCTTCTCAACTCCCTGAATTTATTTTATCTGATAGTCCACTAACTGACGACTTTCTCAGACAGTTTTACGTCTCCCAGGAAATCCAGGGTGGCGCAGTTGACCTTGCGTCTAATTTAGACCAGTACCTAAACCTAAAGGACCTTACTAGCACAAAGAGTGACGATAACTTTCTAACCGCTGATGTTGATTCCTCACAAGACATCATTCGGGTAACATCAACCAAGGGCTTTCCTCAGGAGTGGGGTCTGCTCAAAGTTGGTGATGAGATCATTACCTACACCGGTATTACCACAAACAGCTTCACAGGAGCCATCAGGGGCTTCTCAGGCATCACTGCATACGCCGCACCTAACGATCCCTCCAACCTAGTATTTGAAGCCACCAGCGCCGCCTCTCACACCGCTGGTGACTCCGTTGAAAACCTAAGTTCACTCTTCCTAAAGGAGTTCTACAACAAGCTAAAGTTCACCTTTGCTCCTGGTTTTGAAGACATCGATACATCATCTGATGTAAATGCTGCTAACTGGATCCAGAATGTACGTTCATTCTTCCAGTCTAAGGGTAGTGAAGAATCCATCAAGATTCTATTCAAGGTTCTATATGGCGAAGATCCTACCGTCATTGACCTAGAAGAGTATCTAATCAAGCCTTCTTTTGCTGAGTACAACAGAGCTGACTATGCTATTGCTGTACCCATCACCGGCAACCCCGTTGATTTGCTAGGTAAGACTGTAAAGCAGTCCAATGCAAACATCCTCGGTTCTATCACACAGATCGAGCCCTTCATCCGTAAGGGTCGTGTATACTACAAGATCTTCTACTTTGTAAGCAACGAAGAGCTATCAAAAGAGCGTAAGAGCTTTACCGTCCCCGGTAGAACTCAAGTTCAGCGCAAGTGGGATTCTAGTCAGCAGACTCTTACTGTTGATACCACCATTGGCTTCAGTGATACCCATTCATTCGTAACTGCTGATGGTACACACTTCACCTATACAGACTACACCGTAAACCAGTTCCTAGGTGTTACTTGTGCAGATCCCAACTATGTGCTAGAAGTTGGTACTGAGATCAGTGACGAGGTTTATGTTGTTGGTCAGAACGATAAGGGTGAAGATGTAGTTCTACTACTAACTGGTGTTGTTAGTGACCTTGAATTTGAAGTAGATCCAATCCTACTTCAAGAAGACGAGGAAATCTTTGTAGATTCTCTTGGGGAGAATATTCAAAGTGAGCGTGTTACCAGAAACGATCAAACATTCAAAGAGATTGTAGCCAACAGCTTTGTCTACAACACATCTGTTCGCTTTGATGTTGATGACGTTAGTGGTACTGTATTCACCATTAAGAACTCATACCTTGATAAAGCTTTCATCAACGTTGGTGATACCGTAGACATCCTAGCAAGCGGCACCAATACAGTCTATGCTTCTAACAAGCCAGTTACTGAAGTATCCTACGAAAATGCTACCATCACCGTAGAAGACATCACTGGTGTACCTCTAGGTGCGAATGTTGATATTCGTAGAAACCAGAAGTATGCAAACAGCAGCAGTGCAGCTATTGATTATGGTAACAATGCTGTTCTATCAAACACACTAAACCTATATGATGCTACTGACTTTGACGGCACCCTATTCGTTGCTACAAACTCACTACCATCATACGACATTGATATTGCTCTAACTGAGAATATCATCACAGACATCAGTGCAAGCAACCTAGACAACTTCAACAGCCTAGAAGGAACCTACGAGATCGTTCGTGTACCCCAGGACGTCAACTTCCTAACAGGTGAGAGAGTTGTTTACTCTGTAAGTGGTGGCGCTGAGCCAATCTGTGATCCAGGTGCATACATCGTTGAGGTTCTAAGCAGCCGCAGCTTCCGTCTATATGCATCACCTTCATTCATCGGCACACCTAGCTTCATCCCCCTCACTCTAACCACAGAGCCTGGTGAGCACATCTTCACTCTAGAGAGTCAGAAGGACCGTTCTATCAATAGCCAGAAGAAGTACGTTAAGATTCCTCTACCTCAGGAAGGCATCTACTCTTCCCCAGATAGAACCCCTGAGCAGATTGAAGACGAAGCCACTGTTGCTCTACTAACCAATGGCGTTGAGATTAAGACTCCACGGGGCAGGGACAAGGTATACTACGGTCCACTAACCTCCGTAGACGTAATCTTTGGTGGAGATGATTACAGTGTAATTACACCCCCAGAACTAACCATTGCAGATTCTACTCTAGAGAACTTCGGTGCTACCGCATCAGCTACTGCTGCTATGAAGGGTAAGCTAGAGAAGATTCTAATCGACCCTCAGGACTTCGACATCAACCGCGTATTCAGCATCACCGTAACAGGTGGTAATAGCGATGGTGCTACTGCTGAGCCACAGATCGAAGAGAGAAACCGTTCAATCACTTTCGACGCACGTGAGTTCGTATTCGGTGGTGGTATTGACCCCATCAACGAGTCAATCACATTCCCCATCGATCACAACATCCAGCAGGGCGAGCCCCTTACCTATAACAACAGAGGTAATCCTAGCATCCCAACTGGTCCATTCGATGGATCCAACTCAAACAATGGTACAACTCTAGCCAACGGTGGAATCTACTACCCCAACATTCTAAACAGCAGAAGTATTGAGATCTACAATACTCTAGAGGATCTAAACGCCGGTATTAACACCGTAGGCTTTACTTCCGAATCTTCTGCGTTTGGTATTCAGTCATTCGACACAGAGCTAAAGCCTCAGATCGTTTCTGCAACGATCACAAATGATGGTGGCTTCTTCTACAATAGAGAGATTGTAATTGGACGGGATGGCGTATCTTTCGCGTTCAGTAAGTTTATCTACAACGATCACGGCTTTGAGACTGGCGAGAAAGTTGTCTACTCTGGTAGCGGCAATCGTGTTGTACCCCTAGTACGTAATCAGGAGTACCTAGTTCTAAAGCTAGATGAGCACACCTTCCGTCTATGTGAGATTGGTCCTGACGACGATCCAACATTTGACTTGGATAGACATGATTATGTCGTATTTGAGAATACTGGTGGCGCATCTGCAACACACGTCATCTCATACCCAGAGATCGTAGCTGAAGTTGTTGTATCATCATCCTCAGTACCCAACCCAGTTGTAACTGCAACTCCCTACATCAGAGGTGAGATTGAGCGTGTCTACATCACTGGAAATGGTTTCTATGGTTCAGACATCATCAACTTTGAAAAAGCTCCCATCATCAAGGTCAGTGAAGGTGAAGGTGCTAAGCTAGTTCCCATCATCAGCGATGGTGTACTTGGTTCTGTTCAGATTCTATCCAAGGGCAAGAACATCACAGACTCCCCAACAATCACTCTAGTTGACCCAACTGGAGCTGGTCAGGGTGCAAGTCTACGTGCCGTCGTTCAAGGCGGTGAAATTGTTGATGTTATTATCATCAATGGTGGTTTCTCCTATGCGCCACAATCTAAAATTGAAGTTATTGATAGTAACAGAAGAGCTATCCTAGCTGCACGTGTAAGACCCCTAACAGTCAACAACACACTAAAGGAAGGCTTTGAGTCTCTATCTGGTAACCGCTACACAGTACTATCTTACGACCGAATTATTCGTGAAGACGTCTATAGCGACACAGGTGATGAGCACTCCCCTATTATTGGTTGGGCTAAGGACGGTAATCCAATCTATGGTCCATTTGGTTACAGTGAGTTCGACAACGCCAACTCAGAGATCCGTGCAATGGTATCTTCCTACAAGGAGAGCGGAAGCTACATCCAAGGAAGACCCGATGAATTGAAGTACCCCATCGGTTTCTTCATTGAGGATCATAGGTTTGAAGGTGACGGTGACCTAGACCAGTACAATGGTAGATATTGTAAGACCCCTGAGTTCCCTAACGGAATCTATGCTTACTTTGCAACAGTAGACCCCTCCGATAACTCCACCACAAGACCCCCAGTATTCCCATACTTCATTGGTGAGTTCTTCAGGGATTCTCCTAGCACCGAGCAGGATGAACTACCCCAGTCATACAGCATCCTCAATAAGCCCATCTACAGGAACACCTTCCCCTATGCGGTAGGCAACCCCTTCATTGGAAGTGAGTTTATTGACCAGTCATACCTAACAGACATCCAGACCACAGTTATCACTGACTTGAACAGTGGTAGCGTATCTGACGTCTCCATTGTTGGTGCCGGTAGAAGCTATGCTGTTGGTGACGTTGCAGTCTTCGATACTGAGGAAGACGGTCTATCCGTACGGGTATCCAAGATTGAGGGTGTTAATGTAGAAAGAGTATCACTAGACGTACTTTCTTACAGTAGAGAGTTCACTAAGATCATCCGTAAGGATGAGGATACCGTTCGCGTATACATCGACGGCGACCATGAGTACCTAGATCAGGACCTAGTTGTTATCAGTGGCTTGAGTACTGCTCTAGAGCCCCTAGGTGGTGCAACTAAGATCAATGTAAGTCGTGGACAAATGTCCTTGTACTCACCATTCAGGGATTCACCATTCGACGGTGTATTCGATATCTTCGTTAACAGCATCAATGAAAATGTAAGTGTCGGTTCAAGTATCGTTATCTTGAATGATGAGCCAGGTGGTGGAGATGAGTACCTAGAAGTTCTTAACATCTTCCCAGTAAACAAGGCTCTACGTGTTAGAAGAACAACTGGCTACGGTGTAACTCACCCCATCGGTGCACCTATCGTTACTGTACCTAACTTCTTCGACATCGATAACTCAACCGTTGAGTTCAGATCCGAGATCGATGAAGAGTATTTCTTCAACCCCATCCAGTCAGTTGGTTATGGTGTGGAGACTGGTGTAGGCATAACTGCTGTATATCGGATTGGTGAGATCGAGAACGTAATCTCCATCCAGACTCAGGCAATCTTTATGCCTAACAACACCTTCAAGAAGAACGAGAAGGTAACTTTCAGTAAGCCTGCATCCAAGGATAACATTGCTGCTGTCGATGCTGACGGCAACACATTCATTATCCCACAGATCCAGAGTGAGTTCTTTATCCATAAGACTGCACAGAACTTCGTTGGTCTAAAGACTACTAAGAATTCTGAGCCCCTCCTATTCTCTAATCCAATCTCCATCAGTGGACAGGATAGCCCAGAGTACTCTATCAAGAGCCAAAGGAAGTATGAGGACTGCAACCTAGACCGCTTCTCCTCATTGGTCCAGACTAGCCAGGATCACCTACTAAGAACCGGTGATATTGTTGATCTAGAGGTCATCTCAAACAGATCACGTGGCGATCTAAACAACCCAAGGGTCATCGTTCAGTTCGATGATTCCAGACAGCTATTGATCATCGATCCCCAGGATGCTGATTCAGTTGACTTTGAGAACAACCTAATTGTTCTAGAGGACCACAACTACAGAAGTGGCGATCTACTATTCTATCAGAACCCAAGCACTGCTATTGGTGGTCTAATCTCAGGCAGAACATACTACGTCATCGTATTTGATAACGATAGGTTCTACCTAGCAGACACCCAGTTCGACACCATTACTGGTTCTGAGCTTCCCATCAACATCACATCTGCTGGTATTGGTAACAACAGGTTCTTCAAGGTCAATCCTGAGATCCGCGTTATCTCAAACAACGAGCTTGTCTTCGATACAAGTGACGCATCACTAGACGGTTACGAACTCACTCTATTCAGTGATAGTGCTCTAACCGAGGTGATGGAGAACAATAGTAAGGATTCCGACTTCGTTATTAGAAGGAATGATGCCGGAACTCGTCTATTCGTTCGGTACTCTGTTAACAACCCAGAGACCTTCTACTATGCACTAACCAAAGACGGTATTCTAGTTGAGCCTAACAGAGATGCACCTAAGCATAACAGTGTAACCTACAACAAGAGTGGTTATACTTCAGGTGGTGCTATCACAAATCTATCTGAGAGAAGCTTCCGTTTCCCACTATCAGTTAAGCCCAACACCCCAATCTACAGCACAACAAACGAGAACTGCATTCTAAAGTACACAACCAGATCATCCAACACCCTTGGACCTATTGCCCAGGTTGATATTGTATCAACTGGTCAGAACTTCACCACTCTACCTGAGTTCATCTCAATGCAGAGTGCTACTGGTACTAACGCAGAACTACGTGCAAACACCGAGACCATCGGTACCATTGCTGCATACAGAATCCAGAACCCCGGTTGGGGATACTATGCTGATACCAGCTTGCGTCCAAAGGGTCAGATTCAGCCTAAGGTTGAGTTTACCGATAGTGACTTTATCACCGACATTGAGATTCTCGAAGGTGGTAAGGGCTATCAGACCCCTCCAGTACCCGTTATAATCGATTCTGTTACCAGAGAGGAAGTTGATGCTGGTTCATTGACTATCCAGCTCCAGTCCTCTGTTATCGTTGACGTAGAGATCAATCTATCTCCTACTGGTCTATCCAAGAACAGTCACGATCTATTCGTTACTGATGGAGACAACGGAATCCCCATTCTATCAATCATCGATATTGATAACGTCAGTGGACGTGTTATCTACGAGATGCAGACTCCTATCTCTGGATACAACAGCTACCCATTTGCTGTTGGTGATGAGGTATTTGTTGAGAACGTTGCTGGTGTTGATGGACAGACAACATACCTAAACTCCAGAGAGATTGGTTATCTATTCGGTAAGGTTGTAGTTGCACTACCAACCAACCCAGTAGTAATTACCGTTGAGTACCCAGAAGAGTACTGGGATAAGATCGGTAATGCAATCCGGGATCAGGATTCATTCTCTACCATCGTTAACAAGAAGAACTACCCACAGTTTAATGTATCACAGGCAACTGCTATCCTCGTTACTGGTGAGAGACTATCTTACATCAACGAGCAGGGCGTTGTTCAGGATACTGACTTGATTGTTGAAGAGAGCAACGAGGCATTCTTCAAAGTTAAGGGCAACTTCGACATCCGTGTAGGTGACGTTCTACAGGGTAATGTTAGTGGTATTATCGTTACTGTAACTGGTTTCAATCGCCAGGCATGTACATTCACAACCAAGTCAATCTCTAGATTCGCTAATGGTTGGAACGATACAATCGGCTTCACCAACGAAGAATCACAGGCACTACCTGATAACGACTACTACCAGAACCTATCTTACTCCATTAAGAGTACTGTTGAGTTCGATGATCTAATCGGTCCAGTTAACAAGCTAGTTCACCCATCCGGTCTAAAGAACTTCGCCGACACCAAGATTGAGTCAACTGGCTCAGTTAGCGTAAGTGGTGTTACTACAGACACAGTAACGATTGACCTAATTGGTCTAACTGACGTTGCTGATACACCTTTGCGCGTTGATAGAATCAACTGTTGGGACTTGGGTTATGACGACGAGGTAGTAAACAACAGGTCAACTGCTGTTCGCTTCAACGCACTAACCGACAACAAGCGTCTAACTGATTACTTCGCACTACAGACTAACCGCGTTCTACTAATGGACGACATCAGTGGTGAATTCATTGATGCAGACAACAGTGCTGAAGTAGTTCGTTATGTTGACTTCGACATCGCCGATGCCCCTATGGTTCGCGTTGTTGGTCAGATCCGTAATCCACTAGATGACGGTATTCAGTTGGTTGAGAGCGTAATCCTTTATGAGGGTGCAAACACCACCACTCTACAGAAGGCAGTCGTGTCCTCTCTAAACGACCTAGGATACGGTGAGATCGCTGGTCAAGACAGAAGCACCCTAGGACGCCCAACGGTACGTTACACCCCCTACGAGGACTTCCTAGACACCACTGACGTCGATCTAAAGATCCTAAGTGCTCAGTATGTAACTGATCAGAACCCACAACAGCAGGACATCGGTTATGTAAGGTTGGCTTCTGAATCTGGAACAGTTGCTCCTGGTCAAACTGCAACCATCCACACCACCAGAAACAGTGCTCCTGCTATTGCAGCATACATCCAGACCAGAAAGGATACTGCACGGATTGAAGATCTACGCTACACCGAGGTTTATGCCTTCAACGGTGGTGGTGGAGACTCATACTACGCTGAGTACACATTCGACACTCAAGCAACAACCGGATACAGCAACAGCAACAGTGACCTAGTATTCACGTCTGAGGATCTAAGCAACAACCGCGTTAGATTGAAGATCACCAACAACGGCACTACTTCTACTAAGTATGACGTTAAGATTACTGAGTTTACTAACCAGCCAGTAGGTTCTACCGTATATCGCTTCAAGCGTGGTAGTATCCCAACCGGTACTGAGAAGAGTATCAACCTAATCTCAACCTATGAGAACACAATCTCATCTGTTCCTGATATCACTCTACTAACTCTAGCTGCAAATGAGTTCCAGACCGCAAGGTGCATGGTAAACGTTCGCGGCACACGGTTGAATGCAATCTATCAGGTAATGATCGCCAACTCTGCTGGTAGTGCATACGCTACTGCATATCCCTTCATCGAAGAGGGTAATGATGGCGTTGGTATTGGTACCTTCGGTGCTATCCAGAGCGGTAACGACTTTGAGCTACACTTCTATCCTGAGTCAGGCATCCCTGTAGAGAGCATCCAGCTAGTAACTTATGCTGAGGCATTCATTCGCGAGAATGACTACCGCAACTACGTTGATGAGCCACTAAACTACGGTGTTGTTACTGAGAACTACTATATCAAGCCATACAATGCGCCATTCGGTAACCGCCGTGACCGTATTAGGTTTGAGTTGACCAGTGACGGTGTACCCATCTACGAGAAGAGATTCTTCCCACCAACAACTGTAAATGATACCACATTCAGTATCCCCAATCACTTCTTCAGCAGCAATGAAGAGTTGTACTACCTACCCGGCGATTCCGTCGATGGTCCTAGTGCACCTCTAGAGATTGAGCCCACAGTTGACGTTGATGGTAACACAATCAACACAATGCCTACCCGCGTATGGGCTATCAAGCGTAGTCTAAACAGCTTCGCTCTAAAGGCATCTCCTACTGGTAATGCAATCCGCGTTATCGGTAATGGTCAGGGCAACGAGCACCGTATCGGCATGACTAAGAAGAACGAAAAGACTATCATTACAGTTGATGGTATCGTTCAGTCACCAATTGCTAATACAAACCTAGTCTACACCGTTGATGAGGCTCTAGATGCAACAGAAACCTTTGTTACACTAGCTGGTATTGGTACAATTCGTGCTGGTGATCTACTACGGATCGACGAAGAGATCCTCAACATTGTTGACGTAGGATTCTCTACAAGCTCTGTTGGACCAATCTCTAATACTGGTTCTATCCCTCTAGTTGAGGTTCAGCGTGGTTCAGTCGGTACATTGGCTGCAACACACAGCAACCAGTCCGAGGCTAAGCTACTCAAGGGAAGCTACAACATCGTTGAGTCGGATATCGTCTTCACCCAGGCACCATCTGGTAAGGGCAACCTAAACATCAACGAATCCAACATGGTTGACCTAAACTCAACCTTCCAGGGACGTACTTTCCTCCAGAAAGAGTATGACCAGATCAAGATCTACGATGATATCAGCAACCAGTTTGATGGTATCAGCAATAAGTATGAGATCACTTTCAACGGTCAGCAGGTTGATGAAATCGAGAACGGAAGCGGCATTCTACTAATTAATGACGTTTACCAGACTCCAACCACAGAAAACAACGAGGGCAACAACTACTTCTATGAGTATAACGATACTGTCGGTATCAACAGCGTTGTCTTCACTGGTATCACATCATCCAATGGTCAGAGAGTTGAGTCCCAGTTTGACGTCAACCAGAACCAGATCCCCAGAGGTGGTCTAATCGTCTCCGTCGGTTCTAGTCCCGGTCTTGGCTATGCGCCTCTAGTTGGTGCTCTAGTCGATCCAACTGTATCTAACGGCACGATCACCGCTATCAACTCACAAGAGAGAAGTGGTTCTACAACTGCAGTTCAGTATGCACGTTACAATAACATCAGTGGTGAGATGCTAGTCTCCCTCAAGGGAACGCAGGCTTCTGCTCCTGTATCCATCACGAATGCTACGTACACGAACATCTCTGGTCTACTTGTTATCGAGACAACCACATCACTATCAAGCATCGGTTTGAATGCTGGTGATATCATTGAGTTGGCTGGATTAGTATTCCAGTGCGATCAAGGTTCCAAGGCATACCCAGATGAGGATCCACTATTCGTAGTCGATACAGTCCTCGACGATAGGAAGTTCACTGTATTCGTCGGCGCATCTGAGTTTGAGCATACCTGGACAAGTGGTGGTACATTCCAGAAGTTTGAGCCCTTCTCATTCGACAAGGAGCTTCTAAATCCCAAGTTTGTATTCCTAGATGGTCTAACATTCTCCTGCCCATCAGGTACACCCAACAACTCAACCACTATCTTCCCTGATACAACCAACCACCTCCCCGTCACCAGACGTGTTGACGCAGCTCACCTACTAATCTATGTTGGTGCTTCTGAGTTCCCACACTTCTATGAGTCTGGTGGTACCATCGGAGCGTTCACTAAGCTACGTCCCGGAAGAGGCTATAGGGAGACCGTGAAGGTGCTTGCAGTTGAAGAAGGTCACACAGGTGCCGAAGCCGTAATCGAAGGCATTCCAGGCGCAGGTGGCGTCCTCTCATTCAGCATTATCAGTGGTGGATCAGGCTATACCAACCCAAGCCTATTCGTTCCCGATCCTGATTACGCAAACCTACCTGTTGAGTGTGTCTTCAGACGCGATGGTACAACAGAAACCGGTAAGAATCTATTCGTTACTCTAACTGTTGGCGCAGCTAAGACAACTGCAATCGGTCGTTCTGAGTTCTTTGAGGTTGACTCCTTTGAGATCACTAACCAAGGTTATGGTTTCCAAGAGGGTGATATCCTACAGATTCCTGATCTAGTTGTTGATGAGAGATTGAGTGCTCCTATCGAGCCATTCCAGCTCACAGTCACCAAGACATTCAACGACAACTTCACCGCATATAACTTCGGTGAGCTTGATTACATCGACTCTATCAAGAAACTACAGAATGGTTTAAGAACCAGATTCCCACTAGAGTACAACGGTGAGCTACTATCCTTCGAGATTGACCCCAATAACGAGGATTCTGCAGCTATCGAACCAGCAAACGTTCTATTGATCTTTGTTAACACCGTTCTACAGGTCCCCAATGAGAGTTACTTCTTCAAAGGTGGAACAACATTCCAGTTCCTAATTCCACCTCGCCCAGAAGATGACGTTGACGTTTACTTCTATCGCGGCAAGAGAGGCATTGACTCAGTTCAGGTTGATATCCCTGGCGAGAAGATCAAGCCTGGTGATGAGATTCAAGTTCGCAAGAACGATTCTTATGACCCAAGTAAGACTCAGGACATCAGAACTGTTACTGAAATTATCGAATCAGATACAGTAAGGACCTCCATCTACGTTGGTAACAATGACTTGGATACCAATAACCCAAGACCAGTTGCATGGGACAAGCAGAAGCGTGACCTATTCATCTACGGTGAGCCTGTTACTAAGGTTCGCGACAGTCTTGAGAGTATCATCAAGCCAACTGCTGCGATTGTTAAGAGCTTCAACGTTAACGACAATTAGATTCTACTATCAAACGTAGACTTGTTTGAATACGAGGAGACACTAGGAACCGTCATTCCTTCCATCAAGGCTAGGGCATACAACCCAACCGCAGGCGAGCCTGTAGAGCTACGGGTTGTAATGAACGGAGATCGCGTACAAGGCGTTGCTGTTCTAAACGCAGCAACCAACAGCGGTTACAGCAACGGTGATACCATCCGGTTCAACACATCACCAACAGGAGCCAGGGCACAAGCTAACCTACTCGTATCTGGTGGAAGAGTAACAGCCGTGGTAATGACTAATCAGGGCAGTGGTTATACCTCACCTCCTGGATTCGTCGTCTCAGATCCATCCCAAACATACGAGGATGTTAATGAGATTGGTAACATTGAGGGATGGTCCTCCATCATCACTTCAATCACACCATCCTCCTCTGGTCCATTCAACCGGTCACTAATCATCGGCTATAAGACCGTTGATCCGCTGGTTCTATCAGGTGATCTAAAGCCAGGATACAGAATCTCCGTAACGAATACGTTTGTTGGCTCAGGCGTACAGGCATACGGATCTAACTCCTCAGACTTGATTTCCGTTGGTACTAATTACCTAAACGCGGTATATCAAGTGGTTTCCAACTCACCAACTGCAAACGGCGGTACATTGACTGTTAACGTATCAGGAACTACTGATCTAAGTGGTGTAGCGTCATCCGGCGATAACCTAGGCGGATTCAGTTGGGGTAGATTGACTAACCTAACACGCGAGTTCCCACGGCAGTTTACAGTTGATCCAACAGCTTATACTGACGACTTTGCGAACTACCCAACGTTGATCAGAACATCTGAGGGTCTACGTAACCGTGGAGGTCTAGGCAAAGAGGGCTAAAAAGTAGGGGGGCGATGAGCGTATAAATATCGATATAAAGGTATTTGCATCATTGCCCCCTTATACTATGGCTGCTCTAATCACTGATGGCTTTCGTCTACTCAATGCAGACAATTTCATTGAATCAGTAAGCGATCCAGATAATTCATACTATATTTTCGTCGGTCTTACCAACCCAGTTGGTAATGGCTACGGACGTACACCGGACTGGAATCAAGATCCCCCAAGTCCAGAAGACAGTATTTCATACACCAGACACGTGTACGACACCATGCTTTACGGGAGACGTATTACTCCCGGTAACGTAAAGCGTGTTATTCGTCGTATCGACTGGAAGCGAGGAACTCGCTATGAGCAGTATCGTGATGACTATAGTGTAAATAATGTTTCTCCAAATACCGGTTCTACTCGTCTATATGATGCAAACTACTACGTAGTAAATAGCGAGTTCCGTGTATATGTCTGCATTAGCAACGGTTCTAGTGGAGACAACCCCAAGGGCAATGGTTCTGAAGATGAGCCAAACTTTGTTGATACCGAACCATCCGTAGCAGGTAGCAGCGGCGACGGATATGTTTGGAAGTATCTATTCACAATTTCCCCTGCCGACGTTATCAAGTTTGATAGCACCGAGTATATTACCGTACCTAACGACTGGTTGACTACAACCACCCCACAGATCGTTGCTATTCGTGAGAGTGGCGATTCAGATCTAAATGATAGCCAATTGAAGCACATCTACATCGATCAGAGTGGCGAAGGTTATTCAGGTACTGCAAACCAGGAAGTATCCATCATCGGTGACGGTGAAGGTGCTGAGGCTATTATTGACGTCAGTTCTGGTCGTATTACCCGCGCTCTAGTTTCTAAGGGCGGTAAGGGCTACACATGGGGTCTAGTTGACCTAGGTAACCTAAACCAGAACGCAACCAGAGCTGCTAAGTTGGATGTTATTATCCCTCCTTCAAAGGGTCATGGATATGATATCTACGAAGAGCTTGGTACCGATAAGGTTATTGTTTATGCTCGTTTTGACGACTCTACTCAAGACTTCCCAATCGACACCAAGTTTGCTCAGATTGGTCTAATCAAGAACCCAACTATCAAGAACACAACCAGCATCTTCAGTGAGAATACTTTCACTGCTGCAGCTTCTATTAAGTTCACCTCCTTCACCGGTACTGTCCGGGTAGGTGACGTAATCGAGCAGGTTACTTCTACAGGCATTGTCGCCAAAGGTTATGTTGCTTCATTCGATGAAAGCACACTAGTCTTGAAGTACACCCAAGATAGATCCCTATATTATAACCCACTAGTCTACACAAACCAAGACTATATCGGTATTACAACTTCTGGTCATAAGGTTTCCTTTGAATCTTCAGCCAGTGCTATCACAACCGGCGATGGTTTTACTGGTGCGATTGATACTTCCTTCTCTGGAAACACAATCACAGTGGGCAATAGGAACGTTGATTTGGGTAGCCAGTTCATAAATGGGCTCGCTGAATCAGAGATAAATAAACCTAGCGGAGAGATTTTATATCTCGACAACAGACCTGAGGTAACTAGGAATCCTCGTCAAAAGGAAGACGTTAAAATCATTTTGGAATTCTAAACAATGTCCCAAATCAATCTAGACACTAGTCCTTACTTCGACGACTTTGACGCGAGTAAGGATTACTATAAAGTTCTTTTCAAGCCAGGATTCCCTGTCCAGGCTAGAGAACTAACGACGCTGCAATCAATTTTGCAGAATCAGATTAGTAAGTTTGGTGAGCACTTCTTCAAAGAAGGCTCTATGGTAATCCCTGGTGCGATTACATACAACCCAAAGTATGATGCTGTTATCCTCAAGAAGCAGCAGTCTGGTATTGATATTTCGTTGTACCTCTCAGAGCTAGTAGGTAAGACGATTAAGGGAAACTCCACTGGCGTCAGAGCCAAGGTTATTGACTTCCTCCTACCCCCTGATGAGGGAATCGATAATCCAACTATCTACGTTACCTACATCGACAGTGGTAACAGTGCTGATAGCGATACTTTTACTGTAGATGAGACTCTAATTACAGAGCAGCCCATCACATACGGTAACACAACAATTACTTCAGGATCCAGTTTTGCTTCAACTGTGTCTGTTGACGCAACTACTGTAGGTTCTTCCGCTAACATTTCCGAAGGTGTGTACTTCATCAGAGGTACATTTGTTCAAGTACAACAGGATTCCATCATACTTGAGCCTTATGTAAACATTCCTTCATACCGCGTAGGTCTACAAATTACAGAGAAGATCGTCACTGCTGGTCAGGACAACTCTCTATATGATAACGCAAAAGGTTTTAACAACTTCTCCGCTCCCGGTGCAGATCGTCTACAGATCAAAGCCACTCTAACCAAGAAGCCTCTAAACGACTTCAATGATACTGACTTCATTGAACTTCTACACGTAGAGAATGGTGAGATCAAGAAGCTCGCCGAAGAGAGTGATTACAACATCATTAAGGACTACCTAGCCAAGAGAACCTTCGATGAGTCCGGTGACTACACCGTAGAAGGTCTTGCAGTGACCTCTGCTGAGTCTCTAAGCGACGGTTTGGGTAATGGTGGTGTCTATACCTCTAAGCAGAAGACTGAGGGCGGCTCAGAGCCTTCTGAGGAGCTTGCTCTTATCCGTGTATCTTCAGGTAAGGCATATGTCCGTGGTTACGATATCAAGAATGCAGGTACCACAAACCTAGATGCTCCTAAGCCCAGAACTACTGAAGAAGTAGACAGAACTGTTGTTCCATTTGAGATGGGCAGCAAGTACATCGTCAATAACGTAACAAGCACCCCTAGAGTTGGTCTTGATATCGACGATAACATTGTTTCACTATACTCTTCCAGAGTCGGTGCTACCGGCAGAAAGCTAATCGGTGAAGCTCGTATCTACTCATTCGGTCTTGAGGACTCTGCTTATGTTGGTCCTTCTGCCCCTTGGGAACTATATCTATTCGATACCCAGATCTTCTCAGAAATCACTCTAACTGCAAACCCAGGTGCTTCTGCTAACGCTCAGACATTCGTTCGTGGTAACAGCAGTAATGCTACTGGTTTTGTTAGACAGAAGAGTGGTAACACACTAATCCTAACTCAGGTTTCTGGTGAGTTCCAGAAAGGTGAGACCATCAACAATGGCGATGGCGTATTCACCATCGGTGATGTAATCAACCATAAGCCCAATGATGTTCGCTCATTTGAGCAGGCTGCTGCTGGTGGTATTAACTCCGACTTCAGTGCCGATGCTTTGATGTATTCAAACATCCCCAATAACTTCAATGTAAGCACCCAGGTAACTATCTCCAGCGGTACTGCTACCGTTCCTGGTCGTCTATTCAATGACTTTAAAGCAGGTGATTTGGTTGCTTATCAAGAGCCCGGTCAGTCTGAACTAACCTACAACAGAGTCATTTCAGTCTCTTCAGACGAACAGCAGATGACCCTAGGTGCAGTTCCTACTGTTGCTGGTGTCTGTAAAGGTACTGTTGCTACAGGAACCGTATCCTCAGTAATGAGGATTATGCGTTCTACTATCCTAAACCAGGAGAAGTCTTCCCTCTATACCAAGATGGAAGAGACCAACGTATCTACAGTAAACCTATCTGACTCTTCACTACTATTCACTTCACAGATTACTAGTGAGTCAACAAACGGTTCTGGTGTATTGGTTGCTAACACAACAGCACTAGACGTTAATGGTGCTCTATTTGTACCATTTGACCAGGAGAGATACTCTGTAATCTATGCCGATGGTTCCATTGCTAACCTATCTCCAACTCAGGTAGATGTAACCAGCCCAACTCAGATCCGTATTTCTGGTCTAATCCCCAACCGCAGCAACATTACTCTAAATGTAACTGCTCTCAAGCCAAGCATCAAGTCAAAGACTAAAGTAAATCTCAAGTCTGAGATTGTAAACATCTCAAGAATCTCCAAGGATCCCGACGGTGGTTCTTACGGAATGACCGTAAACCGCTTCTACGGAACCCGTGTTGATGACGAGGAAGTATGTCTAAACTTCCCCGACGTCAATAACGTTGTTGCTGTTTATGAGTCACTAGACAGCGGTGCTCCTATTCTAGACGTCCTAGGCTTTGTAAGCGGTCTAGACCTAGATGAGAACACAACTAGAGGTGAGACTATCACCGGCACCGTAACAGGCGCTATTGCACGTCTAGTTGATGCTCCTAATGCAACATCAGTAAGAATCGTTTACCTATCTCAGGCAAGATTTGAAGTTGGTGAAGAAATCACTTTCCTAGAGTCTGGTATCATCACCAACCTACAGCTAATCCGGGAGGGTAATTACAATGATATTACAGACAAGTTCACTCTAGACAAGGGTCAGAGAGAGCAGTTCTATGACTATTCACGTCTTGTA